TGCGTTTCCATATTTTTATAATCATCTATAGAAGGATGATATTCAAATTGATAAATTGTTGTTGGAAAACATTTATGTATTTTTACATCAACCATGTAATTATACTCCAACGAGTTCCTTTGGTAACAGTTTCTGCTTGATGTGGAAACATAAAGTTGGAAGGAAATATAATTCCAGAACCTTTCTCTGGTTCAAACCTTTTATTTGCTACATAAAAATCACCACCCTCATAATCATCATTCAGATAAAGAAGAACTGAAACTTGTGGGTATCCGTATTGTTGGCCGTGACTATGATGAATATTGTCAACATGTCTTGACATAAAACCACCTTCAGAATAACGATTAATCCTAAAATCTGTCATACGTTGAACACTGAATAAAGGAAATTCTTCTGAATATCTATGACATACAGATTCAAAAGATATCTTTATATCTCCGTAGAGGTTACTATCGCTTCTGAGCCAACACTCATCCATTCGTACACGTTCATCACTATTGCCTGTTTTGCCTTTATGACTTGAATATGTGGAAGGTTGAAAATTGAGATCAAAATCCATAATATTTTTACAAACATCATTTGGAATTACATTCTTGTAATATCCAATATATTTCTCTATGTCCATTATATCATACCGGCTTCAAACTTTTTCCATTCGATTGCATTTTTAATATCCCATCCACGATTATCAATTGACTTGATAATCCCTTCAAGATATTTTATTACAATTTCTAAATAACCAATCTTATCCATCAACTGAATAATTTCTTCATCTGAACTAATATACATTGCTAAATCATTTTTTAAAACTTTTAGATCAAATGGTTTTGACACATAAATTTTAACATCAGCTTTACCGCCATAATACTCCCATTTTTGTCGGTACATTCTTTGATAATCGCCATTGGCTTTCTGTAATAATAATTGAAATCTTGATCTTTGATCAAGATATTTTAATTTAATTTTTTGATTTTTAAGGGATTCAGAACCAAGTTGTTCCTTATTTTCAATAATAAGGTCTTTTCTTGATTCTTCTTTTAATTGGTCTAAGTTCATAATATAATTCTTTTAAGTGATGAGCAGAGTTTGATTACTCTCTTGGTCTATATTGACTAAAATTTAAGTCTAAGATTTGATATTTTGTTAAAGTTTATCATATCTGCTCAAACATATTTATAATGCTTTTATTTCATAAATCTGATATGCAAATTCAGCAGTGGTCGTTATATATTCTACATCTGTTGCAGCTTGGGTAAAATTTAATTCGCCCAACGATATAGGAAATACATTTTGAAAATTTACTTCTACAATAGGATTATTTTTATTAGAAAGTATCAGAATAAATGCATCTGCATACATTGATTTATCAGGTGTAGCTCGTTTAACTGTTTCTGAACTTGTTTTTGCTTTTGGTGTAGCAGGCGTATTTGATGTTACATCTCTAAAAGTAGAAAACTGTTCTCTACTTTTCGGAAATCCAAATCCTGTCATCCAATTATGGAGAGAGGTATAATTTTCCAAATATTCATCTACAATAAAAGTAATTGTTAAATTTCCATATGTCAACTTATCCCCCATTGTAGGAATATCTTTAAATGGAGTAGCTACAGTTACCACACCAGATGAAATGCCGGGGAGATTTAAACCAATCGTAAAGAATTCTACTTTCGGTAATTGATGAATACCGAAACGAAACTGTGTTGGACTTGCATAGTCTAACTTATCAGGTTGTCTTGCGAGAGGTGATGTTGCAGTTACCATGTAACTATTTATATAACATTAAAAGAGCCATTCTTATATATAAACCATTTTTCATCTGTTCAAAATATTTAGCTCTAGAATCACAATCAAACCATTTTGGTATTTCTTCATTTCTTGGAAATGGATGCATTACTATACAATTTTCTGGCATTTCTTTTACATGTTCCTCTGTTAGTTGGTACGAGCCTGTACTTCCTCTTTCTTTTTGTACTCTGGTAAAATAGTATATATCTGATTTGGGAAACTTATCAATGTTGTAAGTTTCTCTAAAGTAACATTTATTTGTATCTTCCATTGCTTTATGTAAAGACCGTACCGTTCTACTATTTTTAATATCTCCAACAAAGGTAATTTTTAAATCACTTATTTTACCAAAATTTTCATATATGGTATATAAATCCAGTAAAGTTTGTGTTGGATGTTCCCCAATGCCATCACCAGCGTTTATAATTGGTACATTACTAACTTTGGATGCTATCTCGGCATCTCCAGCATTTTTTGATCTTAAAACAATAATGTCACTATAGTTTCCCATAGTGACAATTGTATCTTCTAAATTTTCTCCCTTTGCAACACTACTATAATTAACATCATTAATTGAAATAACATTACCACCAAGTTTATACATGGCTGATGCAAAGGAAGAAGATGTTCTTGTAGATGGTTCGTAAAAGAGATTTGTGAGGATTTCGTTTTTTAATTTATTTTTAAATTTTTTGGGATTTTTTTTGATTTTTTCTGTAAAAGAAAATAATAATTGTATGTCTTGTATTTCTAAATCATCTATTGATATAAGATGTTTCATCATATTGATATATTTATAGGGTCATAAATTATGGATTGCCATGACAATGGCCACACTTACACCAAGTCCTATCATCATTTTTAGAAAATCTTTACCGACAATTGGAAATGCATGTTTAAGTTTATATGTATTAGTACTAATAGATGCAATAGCAAATTCACGACCACATAACAATCCTACAAATACCCATGTCGTTGACATTGGTATATCATTATATTGTTTGAAGAATAATAAAATAAATGCATAAACTAAATCAATAATGGTAGCTGAACGAACATAACGTGTGCCTTGTTTATTCAAAACAATATTTTGTATTTTGCCACCTTTTTCATAGAAAATCCATCCAAGAAGAGAAACGAAAACGAAGGAAACAAATAACATCCATTCTATTGATAATTGTCTTGGAAGATATACAGCAATGTTAGCAAGATCGTGAGATAACCAAGTATACCAAAGAAATCCTGTGCTACACCATTGAGCTATTCTCCACTTTCTTTTATTTTTTTCTCTGACAGGATCATTTTTCTCATCAAACCATCGTGCAATTAAAAACCATAATACATATGCAGTTATAGCTGCTACTGCATACCCCATTACAGATTTCAACAACATCTTCTCTAATATAAATGTACTCGCAAATGCACTAAGAACAAGGAAAGATGTAGATACAGGAATACCAACTCTGGTTAACAATAATAAAACAGCTGGGGCCGCTGCATGATACCATTGTATTTCTTGATATGGAATTTTGTTTAATCTTCCAAATGATATATCACCATCATTTATACTCCACCCATACCATAAAGTAAAAAGGAGAACTAACGATGCAGCTCCCCAAAGGTAATACCATTTAAATTTTTCGGAATTTGATGCAATGAAAGTTCCAAGAGTTTGAACACAGTCATTTGCGATGACGGAATAAGATGCCAGCAGAAATCCTACAATTGTGTAAATGAATAACACAGCATCCATTAATTACTTCCTTCGGTTATCATAATTACTTATAATGAATTTTTGAAGTGTAATAAAATTGTAATAAAAAAAGGGAGGCCCGATCATGAGCCTCCCTAAGTTTACTCGAAAGTTTCTTATTTTACATAAGATTTGTGACTTTAACCCGACGATACCAAGCGTTGGTATTTGCAGTCAATGCGCCCGTAGCACTCTGCGAATCGGCCGCAGCAACTGCCCCGGCTTTAGCGAACGGATTAGCAGCAAGACCGTAACGTGTCTTGAAACCAATCTTAGGCTGGAAGGAATTCTCACCAACCGCACGAACCATCTGTAGAGGAACGTATGGGCAATAGAAGAATCCAGCATCATAAGGTGAAGTACCCTTATAACCGACAACATAGTACTGAGAAGCAGCTACGTTAGCAGAATAAGGATCAACATAAACCTTATAACGACCATTCATAATACCAGCAAATGTAGTAGTGTTATCATCAACATTAAGGTTGTTATTGAGAGCAGGAGTGTAATCAAGAACACCAGCCATCTGAAGCGCAGAAGCGACATCAGCAGAACAGATGATCATGTTACCCTTACCACGACGAGTCTGTTGACCAATCGCATTGGCATCACGCTCAATAGCGAACATTAGACCCTTAAACTTC